GTGAGTTGGAGGGATCGTTTTTATTTTCTGGCGACCTTTACTCTGCTAGAGCTGAAGCCAGGCCTGGCGCGGCGCAGGGGCAAAGAGAAAGGTACTGGTAAACTGAAAAAGTTGCACACTATAATACTGTTTATGCATACAGTAATTTTGGAGGAGCAATGCGGAAAGTTTCAATCAACGGCGCGGTTTTTATCTTTATGGCCAGAGGTGAAAAGCTTAAGGATTCTGACTGGATGCCTTCCAACGGACTGCCGGACAGTAAATATGTTTTATGGTCGCGCGGGGAAGGGTGGGACGTGCGTTATTTTGTGTTTGGCGCTGAGGGGGTGGAACGGCTACCGATAACGAAAACGCTGTTTGC